TCGGCATCGACACCACCGATCGACCGGACGATCCGGAGGCGTGGTACAAGGCGCACCCCAGCCTCGGCATCACGAAGCAGCTCAGCGACTACACGCTCGGCAAGGCGCTGCTCTTGGATCCCGGCGCGCCCAACGATCGCGACGAGTTCTACACCCAGTTCCTCGCGACCTTCACCGATGACCTGGCCGGTGCCATGCCGCTCAGTCTGTTCGACGCGTGCGTGGAGGACTGGGATCTCTCCGACTTCCGCGGCTTCCCGGCAGTGGTCGGAGTCGACTTCAGCCAGGGCGGTTGGAGCGGTCAGCAGACGGACCTAACCTCGATCAATGTGTCGGTGTGGGACGGCGTCCGCATCCGCTCCAGGTCGTACCACTACTGGGCCGGGACCAACATCGAATCGGACGAACTCAAGTGCCGACAGCCGCTGCGCGAGTGGCGGGACGCGGGACTCTTGGAGGTGTGCGGGAACACGATCGACTACTCGCTGCTCGAAGCGCGGACGCTGGCGATCGCTTCGATCGTCGACCTGCGGCACTGGGTCGCGGACCCAGCAGGGAAGGCGCCGGCCTGGTGCGAGGCGATGGAGAAGCGACACGGATGGCGGTGGTCGCGCGCTCCTCAGTCGCACATCTACATGGGTTCGGCGTGGGCAATTTGGAGCGACGCCGTGCGCGGTCGGCGCATCCAGTTCGCACCCGATCCGGTGCTCCGCGCGAACCTGTCGCACACGCGCGCAGTGCCAACCGACCGAGGTCTGAGCGTGCCGAGCAAGGGGCGCAGCACCAGCAACATCGACGCCGTCACCGCGTGCTGCATGTGCATCAAGGTGCTCAACGATCGCGAGCTCATGACCGAGAGTCTGTACGGCGATCCCGGCAAGATCTCATTCTGAGAATCTCCGCTGCACTTCAACGGGAACCCATTGACATCGCTGCCGCGATTGTTGTTACTAAGCGGCATGAACCGTCTGTTCAAACTCTTCGGCTTCAAGTCTGCACCGATGAACATCGGGTGGGACTCTCCGTCGAACTACGTCCGAGCAGACGTCGCGGCGCTGCCGTCCGTGCAGCGATGCATGAACCTGATCGCGAACGATGTCGCGCGCTGCCCGCTGGTAGTGCGCGACGCCGAACAGACGATGGTCGAAGACTCGACGATCACGGCGCTCTTCACGAATGCGGCGCAGGCCGAGCTCAGCGGAACAGACTTCCGCCGATGGATGGCGACCGAAGCGCTGCTGTCCGGCAACGCCTTCGCGCAGATCGTGACCGACTCAATGGGCCAGCCCGTCGCGCTGCGCCCGCTGTCCAGCTCAGCGGTCAGCCTCAACGAAGACAGCAACGGCGTGCTCCACTGGACGTACTCCGGGACCGAGATCGACTACGCCTCGATGCTGCACTTCAAGGGTGCGCCAAGTCTTGGCAATCCGTACTGGGGCACTAGTGTCTTGAGTGCGGCGGCGACAAGCCTCGACGCAGTAGCGCAAACCGAAGCAGCCTGGAACGCATACACCCGGAGCGGCGGATACGGCAAGCTCGTCTTCAGTCATCCCGGCGCTCTCCAACCTGCGACGCGCGACGCCATGCGGACCGCCTTCATGTCGGGACATATGACCGCCGCCGCAGCCGGCACACCGATCTTCGTCGGCGAAGGCATGACCGTGACCGCGCTCTCGCCGTCGTGGGGCAAGGACATGATCGAGCTCCGCGCCGCGGGCGCCCGCGTGGTCGCGAACATGTTCGGCGTACCAGCCGCGTACCTCGACATGAGCGAGGCGCGCACGCAGCCAGAGATCGCACAGTCGTACGTCTCGTCGTGCTTGGAAATCTGGGCCACGACTTGGGAAGCGGAGATCAGTAACAAGCTCTTGCCACCTGGTCTCCGTGTTCGTTGGGACTGGTCGCCCGTCTTGGAAGGAGACTTCCGAACTGCTGGCAGGGCGTACGGAAAATTCGTCGAGGTCGGCGTGCTCAGTCCGAACGATGTCCGCGTGCGCCTTGGCTACTCGCCGCTGCCTGGTCTCTGGGATCCGAGGCCAGTGATGAGTGGCGTCACCATTGAATCGGACTCCATTCAATGATGCGAGAACTCCGCGCACAACTGGCACCGACTACGGACGGGACGGTCCGCGGATACGCGGCGCTGTTCGACTCTTGGTCGCTCCCAATCACCGAGCGCGGACGCACGTTCCGCGAACGGATCAAGCCTGGTGCGCTACAGCCAGACGGGAACGTCTCGCTGTGGTGGATGCACGACCACACCGACCCGCTCGCGAACACGCGCGGCGGATCGCTCACGATTACCGAGGACGCAAAGGGCATCGCATTCGTTGCCGACTTGGGCACAAGCCCGCGCGCGGACGAGATCCGATCGCTCATTCGCCGCGGGGTGGTCGACCAGATGTCGATCGGCTTCGTCGCGCTCGCAGATATCTGGGACGGCAACACGTCCCGCACGATCACTAAGGCCACGCTCCACGAAGTGAGTTTGGTCGAAAGCGCTGCCTACCCAGGCACGTCAGTCTCCGTCCGCCACCATCAAAGGAAACCCGCTATGTCCGTCAAAGAAGATCGCGCTCGCATCGCCGAGCTCAACGCTGAATACAACACCGCCACCGATGAGCGTCAGTACGCCATCATGGACGAAGTCGCAGAGTGTGAGGAGCGCATCGCTGGCGCTCAGGCTGCATTCACCAACCGCGCCGCCACCCCATTGGCAGTCGCGCCTTCGGCACCGCTCGCCGTTGTTCGTCGCATCACGCCTCCAGTCCGCGACGAGCAGCGCGAGTGGTTCCGCACTGGCTTCCGACAGAACCGATCCATCGGTCTGAGCGTGACGGGTGGCAATGCCACTGCTGGCACGACCATGCCAACCCTCAGCGGTGAGTTCATCAAGGCACTCGATCAAGAGTCCGTGATGCGTAGCTTGGCAACCGTTGAGACCCGCGGACTCGATACCGATATCCAAGTGATCGGCACGCGCCAGACCGCTGTTCTTCTGGCAGAAAAGGCGTCGTACACATCGACCGACTTCACCGCGACCAAGCTCTCATTCAAGAGTTACAAGTCCGGCGCGCTGACCGACGTCACGGAAGAAGCATTGCAGGACACCGTGTGGGATGTTGCGAGCCAGGTGGTGAGCGAGCACGGTCGTGCTCACTCGCGACTCTGGGAGAACTACTACGTCAACGGCACGGGATCCAGCCAGCCGCAAGGCGCCTTCGCTGCGACCTGGACCACGACCCACACCACGGCGGCTACTGGCTTGCCAACGGTAGCGGACTTGGTCACGGCTGCGTACAAGTTGCCAACCCCATACCAGGCGAACGCATCATGGCTGATGCACTCGACTGTATGGGCTGCGATCGTCGGCAGCGCTTCAAGCGGCAAGTACTTGCTGAACGGTGAGAACGGGAACATCCTGAAGGACGGAGCCATTGCTCTGTTCCTCGGCAAGCCTGTCTACCTCAGCGAGTGGGCGCCAACGGCAGCAACCGCTGCAACGGTGTCATGCCTGTATGGTGACTTCAAGGCTGGCTACCGCATCATCGACCGCTCGATGCTGAGCTTCACCGTGGATGATGTGTCCCAGATGTCGAGCGGACTCATCCGCTACACCAGTCGCATGCGCTCCGACGCCAAGGCCGTCGACGCGACCGCGATTGTTCCGGTGATTATCAAGTCCTGATTACTTGCCATCCTCGCAGCCGGGGCGGTCTTCGGACCGTCCCGGCAGCGCAAGGGGAACTATGCCAGTACCAACCGTAGCAGAGTGCAAGGCATGGCTGAACATCGCACACGCGACGGATGATGCTGTTCTACAGCAACAGATCGACGCCGCCATGAGCGAGCACACGGAAGCCACTGGCCGGATCTCCGCAAACATCACCGCGGTCGAGAAGATCGCGCTGATGGAGAAGGTCGGCCAGCTCTATGGGTTCCGCGGCGACGATGTTGTCTCGCCGTCTACCTGGTTCACCGACGGCATCAGACGGATGTTCAACCCCAACAGCATCGGATGAATCATGGCTGGCGCTGGATACCGACGCGAACGCATGATCTACCAGACGCCGACCCGCAGCACTGATGTCGCAGGCCAGCAGACGGTGACGTGGTCGGACGTTGTCACTCTGGCTTGCGCCATCACACCGTCACAGCGCGAGGTCCTTGACGATCTCGGTGTGTCCGTGCGGACCGACATCTCGGTCGAGTCTTCGTACCACGACGGCGTCGCGGCGAAGGGTCGGCTGAAGCACACGGTCAGCGAAAGCATCTACAACATCATGAGCGTGACTGATCCCGACGCGGGGCGCAAGCGGCGCCTGCGGATCCTTGCTGCGGAGATCGTCCCATGATCGCTGCCAAGGTCGACCTCAAGGTGATCAACGGATACATCGAACGGCTCACCCTCGCGGGTCGCGCCAAGGTCTACGCACAGGCCGCGCGCGAAGCAGCGAACCCAGTACGAAACGAACTGCGCCGCGCCTGGCGCAAGGCCAAGCGCCGCAGCGGCAAGATCACCAGGAAGATCGCCGCAGCCCAAGAGGTGCGCGTCTTCGTCAGCCAGCGCCGCAGCGCAAACCGTGGCAAGGGCGTGGCCACCGTGATGGTCGGAACGAACTACAAGCGCGGCGGCTCGGTCAAACTGTGGCACCTGCTCGAACGCGGATACCAGCACTACGGCGGGGGATCGAACTCCGTCTACACCCCGCGCGACGCGCGCGCGCGCGACACGGAGAAGCGCGAGGACGCGCACGCTCAAGCGGCTGGAGAGATACAGATCGCCCGCGAGGTGATGTTGGGAACCGAAGGTACCAAGTACTCCCGGCAGCGCGTAGCACAGCAGCGCCATCAAGCGCGTATGGACTTCCGCCGGATGAACCCAATCGACACGCTGCATCGCCGCCTAGCCTGGGCAAGCAAACAGTCTGCGATGAAGTCCGCGCGCGGCGGGGTCATCGCGAACCGGAAGCGCATCCTCGGTCGGCACATCTCCGAGCCCATCGCGCGGCTCGCGAAGGCGAAACTGCCAGCCATTGCAGCGCAACACGCGCAGCGCCTGGCGTGGTATCAGATCGATGGACGCAAGGGCGGGGCGGCGAAGCCGAAGTTCTCGAACGCCGACTGGTGGCAGCAATGAGCGTAGCCGGTGCAATGTTCTATCAAGCGCTCTACGCCAAGGCATCCGGCATTGCTGGTATCTCTCTTAGTCCTGAGCTACGCAGAGAAGGATCGAACACTCCGGCCGTGGTCTACGAGATCACCTCCGCAGATTTCATGGTCGAGCTAGGCGGCAACATAACGAACATGACCATGATCGACGTGCGATGGGAGGCCGTCGCGGATTCCTTGGTTGCAGCTTGGGATCTTGCGTGGTCACTACGAGGCGCCGTCGATGGATCGTGGACTGAAGGAAAGCTCAATTTCCTTCTGACGTCTGCGAGTATGTCTACAAGCATGGCAAACCCAGATGACGGCCAAGGCGATGCGGAGCGCTCGGTCACTCTTTCTACCTCTTTCCAAGTATCGGAGTCTGAATAATGGCAACGCGAGCAATGCAAGGTTTTGGCGGGACGCTCACCTTCAAGGTCGGAGCCGGCGCGGCAGTGGGCATTCCGGTACGCAATGTGACGGTATCGCGCCAGGCATCGGAGTATGACATGACCGCACTTAGCGATACCAAGATCTTTAGCGGTCCCGGTCGCGTGAAGCGCGGCGGATCATTCGAGGCGTACTTTGGCACGCTGGCTAGTGGCATCACCACCGCGATTGAGACGGTAGACCTAACCACTCCGGCCATCCTGGTATTCACCAATGCCGCCGGCACAGCCGAGACTCTAAATGTAATCATCACCGCCGCCGACCTGAAGTACGACGGCGCCGACGCGGTCATCTACTCGGTGACATTCGCCGAGACTGTGAGCATCACGGTATGACGTACTACCCTGTGACCCTGACCTATTCGACGCTCGCGCTTGAGGTCCGGCGACCGACCCTGCGCGACACTGTCGAAGCAGATACCACGGACCGCGTGTGGTGGATTCGCTGCGTCCGTCATGTGGGCGGCGGACCGCTCACCAGGGAAGAGGCTCTCGACATGGACGCAGAAGACGGCAATACCCTCGCTTCGGAGGTACTTCGCCCACACCCTACTCAGCCGCCGAGAGGCGGCTCTGGCGCCTAATGCCGACCATCGACGCCGACGCAGCGCTCGCACTCGAGCACACCACACTAGAGCGAATCGAGTTCTTACTCGCGACGCTTGCCTGTTCCATGACAGGGCAGAGCCCACAGGCGCTACTGCCTTGGCGCCGCGCTGGCATCCAGGCATTCATGCAGGAGGTAGCTCGTGGCAAATGAGTTCAAGTCTGTACTTACTTTAACGGCGGACAGTTCTGGCGTAACAGCCGGAGTGAATCGCGCTATGGCTTCGCTGAATAAATTGCAGGGCGGGATGCAATCGCTCACGGCTATTGCTGGCGTCGGCTTTGCAATCGGAATTGGGAAGCAGCTTTTCGGCGCCGCGACCGATGAGATGGAGCGCATCAAGCAACTAGCGCACCAGTTCAGCCCAGAGGGAATGCGTGGGCAGAACGCTATGAATATTGCGCAGCAGCAGTCCGATATGAGTATCGGAAAAGCGTTCGGTCCAATCGTTGAGGCGATTGACCAAGCATCCGTAAACGCGCTGAAAGAGTTGACGCAGTACATCATCGACAATAAAGAGCCGATCGGCATGGCGATGATCTATCTCGCCGAAGTCACTCACACGGCAGCAATGGCTATGGCGGAGTTCTTGGTCGGTCTGGGAAAGACGGTCGAATATTTGCACTACCTAATGGACCATCCAATCCAAGCGGCGGCGGAGGGATTCGGGACCGCTGTTTATAACGGCAGCGGGGCATCCGTTGCCGTCGGCATCTACGACTTGCTGAAGTCAAAAATGGGGGGTTCGTAATGTCACCGACTACCAAGATGATTGAGATGCCGTCGAGCTCTTCCGCCGAAATGGCTATGCCTGGAGAGGAGGTCACCTGGACACAGGCGTTTAGATTTTTCACGACCGACATCAACCCGACCGTCTGGGATGTTCTGGGTGACGCGCTAGTACCAAAGCAGGGACAGCGATACGCCGGTGTACTCGCGGACTACCGCTCTAACTTCGTGTGTCGGAGCGTGTCTGCAACTCCAGTACCGCAAGCGCCACAGAGTCAAGCATGGGACATCCGTGTCAAGTGGACGTGCCGGGCGCCTCAGGATCCGACGCGGCCGTACTTCAAGATCAGCCGATCGACAACCACTCGAACCGCGCAATTCTGGCGAACCGGTTCCATGTGGACAAACGCAATAGCGGACGGCACGGAGCCGATGCCGCCAGTCCAGGATCTCGGCGGCGTCAAGACCGACACCAATGGTCAGCCCATCACTATGCCAGTGTTTCAGCAGCAGATACAGGTCGACGTACTGTGGGACCGCACCAAAGACAACAGCAGCGCACTCGGCTACGCGGCTTCTCCTGATCCGCCGATGAATTGGTACGACGACTTTGGATACTCGCGCAACTCTGCAGCGTTCCTTGGGTGGCCGATCGGCTATGTGATCTACCAGGGATGGTCTTTCAATCCTGGACCGGACGAGATGGGCATACTTAGTCACAGGTTCCTCGCGGACAATTTCCAGTTCTGTGAGCAGCGACCGCTACCCAACACTAGCGGGAAGCCACTACTCGATACTGGTCTCACTTGGGGCGGTACGGCCGGCACGCCGGCGATACCGGTACAGGCTCAGAAATATGTCTTCTGGTATCAGCCCTACAGGACCCTCACGAACTTCAGCACGTTGTTCACGATTCGACCGAATCTGTGGGAAGCAATGACCGCACCAAAGCCAGTGTGGCCAACCACATGAGCTACGAGTGGCCAACATTCTCGCAGGGTCTTTTCGGCGCCGCCAACGCCACGGTCTGCAACTCGTGGACGCGCGCCGCTATGGTGGTCGCAGATAACGAGCAGGCCTTGGCATGGGCAAATGCTCAGATGTCAGCGTATGAGCATCCATCCAGATGGCTCGCAAAGGTCACTGCCGCGGCGATCATTAGTCCTAACAGATGGGCGTATACATTTGAGGCAGTCACCTACAACGGGACTACGCCTGCAGCGCTTCTCGGCACTGGTCAAGCCGGTACGGGAGCAATCAACATACGCGAGTCTTACAACACTTCGGCGATGGTCGACTCATCGGCGCTTGTATCTCCAGCGACCGTCGGTCCGGTTGGATCGAACTTCGTATCGTCGGCGTGGTCTCTTACTGGCCTCGAGGCGATCGTAGAAATGAATGTAGAGAACAAGACGGACGGATCCGTCCTGTACTGGTTTAGCGCTCCCAACTCTTTCCGGTGCGGAACATAATGAAATACGACGTAATCCGTTCATACTGGCCAGCTCCGATTTATTCTGATGGGTCCACGCTCGATCTCGACTTTCTCACTGGCACGCTCGACTCGCGGCTGACGTTCACGCGCGCAAGTACCGCTACTTACATCAACAGCAGTGGGTATGTAACAACGATGGGCGCTGCTCCCACAAACGATCCAACGAAAGCGCGTTTCGACTACGACCCGGTGACGCTTGCGCCGCGTGGGCTCCTCATTGAAGGTACGGCGATCAACCTGTTAAAGAACTCGGCGTACGCTGATACGAATTGGATAGCCTTTGGTGGTTACACCAAGTCAATTACCACTGGGATTACTAGTCCAGCAAACGATACGACCGCCGCTCGCCTTACGTTTACTGCTGTTGGTCATGGTCTATACACCAACAATACGCAGATGGCCTACACCAATACAGTGGGAGCCACGTACACGATGAGTGCATGGATTCGCGCTACGTCAAATACAACCAATCTCAATATTCGATTTGGAGATTCGGCAGTTGCTACTGGCCCGAATATTCCAATCACTACCACTTGGACTCGCTATTCATATTCCTACGTGGCGGCGTCGGCGAGCGGCCCATTGGTTCAGAGTGCAAGCGGTAGCCATACTGGCGAGTTTGAAATGTGGGGCTTTCAACTTGAAGCAGGTTCCGGCGCCTCTTCGTACATCCCTACGGTGGCGAGTCAGGTCACGCGGAATAAGGACTCCATGACACTCAGCGATTTGTCTGCGCTTGGAATTACTAATACCGCGGGCACGTTGGTTGCTGACTTTACAAACAGCACAGAGAACAGCAACTACGCAGGAAGTCTGAGTTTCCGATCGGCGGCTGGATCGACATATGCAGCGCGGTTTAGATGGGCAACTACCGCGATCCTAACTACCTACTTCCAGTCGAATGGATCGACGGGCTTCACAACGAATCTAAACGGATCTCGCACATCGTTTGCTAGATGCAAAGCAGCCACATCGTATTCATACGATGGAACTACTACTTCCGTATTTGGTTCGATGAATGGCGCAGCAATGTCCGCGACATCGACGACCACGCAAGCCGCATCCATTGCAATTCCGACATCGTTGCGTTGGAACGATGACGGCAGTACGCCAAGCGCAACCGATTACCCATCCATGGTGATGAGGTCAGTTAAGTATTACCCAACGTGTTTGACGATTGCTCAGATGAACACCCTGACCACGCTGTAAAACCATGGATTACCTACTCCGCACCACCACGTACGCCGCGATGGAATCAGCACTCATCGCCGCCAACCTCGTGACTACCACCACGGACACGCAAGGCGACCCACTGGTACTCCCAGTGTCCGGCGCCTATGTCGATCATGTAGGCCCGATCCCGGACAAGAAGGACATCAACGGGAACGTGATTAGTCCCGGCGACACGCGCTGGCACACGAACCTACGGGTGACCTTCAACCTCACCGCCGCACAGGTCGCGCTGTTGCCGACCTTCACGCCAGCGCCGACCATCCCATACCGCGTCTTCGCATGATCCACCTCGCGGTCATCATCTTGACCTTGCTGCTGTCCGCCTGCGCTTCGCAGACAGCGCAGATCGCGCACGCAGCCAATGCGTCCAGGGTCTCGGTTGGCGCCGCGCGCGGATACCTGGTCGCCGCCAGCGCTGAGCTCGACCAAATTGAGTCGAACTGTCAAGCGGTGAGCGAAGCCATCCCGTACGTCTCTGATGATGTGCCGAGCTACATGACTGTGCTCCAGTATGCCAGCGTCGCCGTCGTTGTCTTCGTCGTTGGCAGTCTCATCTACACCTACATACCGCGGAAGAAATGATGCTGACCCAAACTCAATACCTGATATGGCTGGTAGCGATCCTCGTCACGACAGCGGCTGCGGGGTGCCGAGTGGGCGCCACTTGGTCGACATTCAAACATCAAACAAAGAAGGCACGCAAATGATCATGCTCTCCGATCTCTCCTCAACGCTCGGCGGAATTTTCTTCGCGACAAGTCTGGGCTTCGTGGGCCTGATACTCGGTTACATCCTGTGCCGTCGGCAGGGTGGTAAGTGAGTCGACGGCAATGCTGTTGCGTTGGTGGTGGTGGTAATCCGCCCGAAGGTGTTTGCACGGCCAAACCTACTGGATTCAACACACGCGAGTATCGATTGAACTTGCCTGAATTGCGTCCACTGGTACTTGGTCGGGTTATTCCTGGCATTCCGGTCGACATCAAAGATCAAGGTATCTGGCCCGGCAATGGATCGCATCCCGGATGGGATATCCCGTACTGTGCGTACCACACAGACCCGTATTTTTATTACAAGAAACAGCAATCGCCAACCTGTAACAGCACTGGGAACTTCTGGCACGTCACGGAAGGGCCAGCAACTCAGTACATGCCGTCTTTCGGAATGATCTTTGATGGTGTCGATCTCATAGCCACTGGCTTCGGGAATCACACTATGACAAAGTTTTTTGGAACAACCACTAGTTCTCCCAATGCGTCATGGAGCTTGAGGGTTTATATGGAGAGGTGCAGACCTAATGCCTGCACCGCAAACCCATATCCCAATCGGACTAATTTGCAGTTGCTCTTCAAAACGAGAACACGTTTCCAAATACGGCTGTGCGAGACGGGTGGACCGATCGTTGATAGGTTCCTTACTACCGAACACGAAGCACAGTATTGGACCGACGCTTGGACTGAAAGCGACGGCGTCGGCGAGACGTTCTATCTAAAGTCACTCGTACACATTCAACCGCTTTACCCACCATGCGACACCGCCGAAGGTTTTTGGGAGACTCCACTATGCCCTCAGAGTTTCGAAAAAGGAACCCTTACGAACTACCCGATCGACATAGTGCCGACGGAGATAACGATGGATCGGCTCTCTTAGGTGACGCCGTTGCTCGAGTCACAAAGGCTGTAGGCATCAAGCCTTGCGGCACTTGTGCGAAGCGTCAAGCGGCGCTGAACCGGGCGACGCCAGCCTGGGCGCGGAGGGTGCTTGGTTGGTGCTCGCGCCATTTCGGTGTACCGTGACCGCATGTGCACAATCCGCCAAGCTCTTCGGGGAGTCGATCGCCGCCGCGAGGAATGGTGGATGGTCCGGCGCGACTCGGACCCGCCAGGGGTCTGGGCTTTGACGCTCGATCCGAGTGCCGGGGACTGGGATTGGCGCGTCCGCGCAGTGACCAATATGCCGTTCATGAAGCGGCGCATAGCCTCGGCAAAGATTGTTGCCGATAGAAGGGGAAGATTACTTGAATTGCGACGAATGGTCGATAGGATGCGCGGCGCGATGGTGGCGCGGGGGGATGACGCGGCTGCGAAGACTCCGAGTGGAGTTTAACGTAACAGCCATAGCCGCGTCTCCCGATGGTCACCTCGCGCGGGAGATTCGCGCATGGATGGCATCACGAAGCTTGCTGCGGCACTTGTCGCAGCTCAGAAGGATCTGACAAACCCCAAGTTTGATAAGCAGAATCCGCACTATCACAGTAAGTACGCATCACTGGCAGGCATTATCGACACGGTGCGCCCGGCGCTCTTGAAGCACGGTCTCGCGGTCGTCCAACCGATCGAAACGGGGACTACATCGGGGACCATCTTGGTCCACACCATCCTGATTCACACCTCCGGCGAGTCGATCAAGTCGACGCAGTCGGCGCCCGCGCCAGGGGACCCGCAAAAGTTGGGCAGCCTGGTCACGTACTTGCGGAGGTATGGACTTTCGGCGCTGCTCATGCTGGCAGGGGACGATGACGATGATGCGAACGCCGCGGCGGCACCAACGCAGAAGACCCAGCAATCGCTTGAGCGCCACGTAGAGGCGTCCGCAGCGCTCTCCGGTGTCGAGAGAGCCATCGCAACGGCGGCGGCTCCTAGGGCATCCAAGGCGCCCGCGCGCGCGGGCGCAGCGAAGGGCATCCGAGTCGACGCAACGGTGAGCAAGATCGAGGAGCGCACCTCCGCTGCCGGCAAGGAGTACGCCTGGATCCACACCGAGGACGCGGGGCGCCTGACCTCGTTCGACAACATCAGCAGCATGTCGGTCGGCGCGCGGTACTCGTTCCTCCTCCGGAACGACCGCGACGGCAATCCGACGATCGTCGACGACTTCAGCACTTGCGTCTCCGACGAGGAGATCCCATTCTGATGCGCGTCGCCAAGCAACACATTCACATGGGAGAGATCTTCCGCTGCTCCGGACTCGCTCCGATGCAGCGCTACCTCCTCATGGCAATCGCTGACTACGGGTTGCCCGCCTGGCCGTCCCAGGCGCGCCTCGCAAACAAAACTGGACTCTCGCGATCCAGCATCAACACGATGGTGTCAGAGTTACGTCGCCTCGGCGTCCTTACGACGGAAGGCCGCGGCAAGTCTTTGACCTATCGGATTGACCTGTCTGGGAAGGGTGAGGTGTCGTCCGCAGCGACACCTCACCTGTCGTCCACAGCGACACCACCTGTCGTCCACAGCGACAGCAGGTGTCGTCCACAGCGACAGGGATCAGAACTCTCCAAGGAACTCCCCCATGAACCCTCCCAGTCCGCGGTGGAAACCGCGGGGGGGTGGGAGGTCTCTGGGGATGTGATGCAAGCCATCGAGCGGCACGATCCGCGAGCCCAGGGAGACCTACCTGGACAGCGTCGCGTCGTACGACGGCGACTGGAAGAACTCGGCATCAAAGACGGCGACGCGCGCGGCGCGTGGCAGCTTCTGATCCGAAGCTGGGCATCCACCGGGCGCCGCCCGTACGACCGCCTGGTCGACCTGACCGATCGCCTGCAAGGCGCCAGAGACCCGCGCGCGGTGATCCTTGCGCGGATCAGGGAGGTCGCATGATGGACCTCATCTTCGTTGTGTTCCTGTTCCCGTTGGCGGCAGCGCCATTCGTGATCGCCATAGCCACACTCTTACCATGGGAATCAAATGACTAAGAAAGAACTTGAGACCATCCGCCACGAGATTGAAGTGCTCAAGCGCGAGGTCGAACTGCTGCGAGATACCAACCTCGCGCGCGTGCAGTACGGACGGCCCGTCGTGGTCGTTCGGCGTGACAGCATGGGCACGCACTTTGAGGACGCGCCAGAACGGCGCGACACCGTCGAGGACATTGGAGTGGCCCACCGCTGCGTGACCGAGCGAGACATCGAGCGCGCGATGTATGCGGGGGAAGGATGAGCCTTCCCATCAACAGCCGGATGAAGGGCAAGCGCGGCGAGTTAGACGCCGCCGCGCACATGACTGCCCTGACCAGGTGGAAGTGGGAGCGCACCGCGCAACGATGGGGCAAGGCGACCGCGGACCTTTGGTGCCCTGGCGCGCCAGTGCTGTTCTCGCTCCATGTCGAGGTGAAACTGTACGGGCGCGGCCTGGCGAAACTGCACACGGCAACCGCTACCCATCCGCTGGTCGTGACCAGGGATGGACTCCACCTCTGCGAGCTCAGCCGGCTGCGCGTCCAACTGCTCAGGCTCGCGCCGCCCGACGTCATCCTGAGCGTCCACAACACGACAGCAGCGTTCATGCGCCAGGCGGTGGACGATGCATCAGGCGTGCCCGCGCTCGTCCTCATGCGACAGGACCGACACCCGTGGCTTGCTGTCTGGCGCAGCCAAGACGAGGACCGCATCGCCTACCAACTCGACCAGGTGTGGAATGAGACGTGAGCCTCAATGCATCCACGCGCGCAAGGCGCCTGTCGTGCGGTCAGCCCACATGGGCAAGGGCAGTGGTCGACCGATGTTTCGGTTGAGTCGGACCGTGCGCGCTAACCATCCGATGTGCCAGGAGAACTGCGGTCGTCCATCGACCGAAGTACATCACATCGTTCCTTGGTCCGAGTCGGTCGTGCTTCGGCTCGACCCCAAAAATTTGGTCGCAGTTTGCCGTGATTGTCACGAGCGTTTGGAGGCGCTGCGGCTGACCAAATAGCACTCGGTTTTTTAATTATGAGCCCCCCCCTATAGCCCCCCTATACAGGGGGGTTTGAAGTACCGACGAGGTCAACCCAGCAATAAACGCCGCCAATGCATAAGGAAAACACCCCCAATGCATAAGAAAACGCCCATCAGACGGTCGCGGAAAGCGCCCGCCGGCGCGCTCCAGATTGCGGACGCCTACGCCCACGAAGCGCTGAAGGGCAAGCGCTACAACGCCCGCATCCGCGCCTTCTGTTCCCAGTGGCTGGCCGCGCGGGCGGCGCCTAAGTCGGCTGGTTACGTGTGGGATGAGGAGCGCCTGACCAGCCTGGTGGAGTACGCGCGGGAGCGGTTCAAGATCACGCTCCTGCCGTGGCAGTACCTCGCCTTCGCCATGCTCGTTTCGTGGCGCGATCAGGCCGACCTGCCGGTCGTTCGGGTCTTCGCGATACAGGTCGCGCGGGGTGCCGGCAAGACGGAGATGGTCGCGATCCTCGCGTCTTGGCTGGTCGAGTGGACCGCGCGCGCGGGTCGTTCGCCGATCGAGATCGTGGTCCTCGCCACGCAGATGGAGCGCGCGAAAGACGTCTGGCTCCGGCAGAAGGTCAGCCTCGCGGACGATCCGTCCTGGCGCCTGGTCGGTGGTCTGTCGTCGCTCGTCATTGCCGCGGCCCACCACGCCGGCGGGGTGGTGAAGTGCAAGCCATCGACCCCCAAGAACGCGGACGGAATCCTGCCCACGCTGGTCGTCTTGGACGAGGCGGCGCGCATCGAGGACGAGACCTACGCGCGCGCGCTCAGTTCGATCAGCAAGGTGCCCGGCTGCCAGGCGCTGATCGTTACGACGCCGGACAAGGATCAGCGCCGCCGCGGATACGGCACGACGATCGGACTGCTGGAGCGCGCGTACGACGAGAACACCCAGCCGCCGCCAGGTATCGCCGGGATGATCTTCGGCATCGACACCACCGATCGACCGGACGATCCGGAGGCGTGGTACAAGGCGCACCCCAGCCTCGGCATCACGAAGCAGCTCAGCGACTACACGCTCGGCAAGGCGCTGC